TAGTACTTCGGGAAGTCATGCACGATCGTCAAAAACGACATGATTTAAAAAAACAGGCAGAATTGCACAAAAAAATTCGTAATGATGAAGATTATGATGATTGGGAATATGGAACCGAACCAATTTACGGATAAGGGTATAAATAAAGTCAGAAAACTCTAGTCCAAATGGCACCTCAGAGGATATCAAGAGCATTTAAAGACATTAGTTTGTCTTTTGAACCACATCCTATTACTAAAGATTTGGCTGTTCTCAAAAATGAGGCAGCCATTCGTAGATCATTGCGAAATATTGTACAAACAATTCCAACTGAAAAGTTTTTTAACTCTTTATTAGGTACAGATATAAGAGGAAGTCTTTTTGAATTTGTTGATTTTGGTACTGCATCCGTAATTCAGGATCAAATTCAAATATCAATTGAAAATTTTGAACCAAGAGTAGAAAACTTACAAGTAGAAGTTTTTCCAAGACCAGATCAAAATGAATTTGAAGTTAATGTAATTTTTGATATTGTTGGTCAAGAGTTTCCGACACAAGAATATTCATTTCTCTTAGAGGCAACAAGATAATATGCCTTTTACAAAGTTTACCAATCTAGATTTTGATCAGATAAAAGAATCAATTAAAGATTATCTTCGTGCAAATTCAGATTTTACTGGATTTGACTTCGAAGGATCTAATTTTTCTGTATTAATTGATACTCTAGCATACAATACTTATATTACAGCATTTAACTCGAATATGATTGTGAACGAATCCTTTTTGGATTCTGCAACACTTCGTGAGAATGTGGTTTCCCTTGCAAGAAATATTGGATATCTTCCAAGATCAAGAACTGCAGCAAAAGCAAAAATATCATTTGATGTTCATACCAATAACAATACAATCAATAGAATGACCCTTAAGAAGGGTCTAGTATGTGTTGGTAGTCAAGGAGATACTTCCTATACATTTTCAATTGTAGAGGATATTGAGAGGGTTACAGAGGACTCTGACGAGGTGATTAATGGTAAGAAATCATCTTTTAATGATATAGAGATATATCAAGGAACATTTTTAAGGAAAAAATTTACTGTTAGTTCATCATTAGATCAAAAGTTTGTTTTAAACAATCCTTTTATTGACACATCAACTATAAAAGTTTATGTAAAGGATGGAGGGGACGCAGAAAACATATTAGGAACCGAATATAAGTTTATTGACAATATTTCAGATGTAGACTCCTCTTCTTTAATATTCTTATTACAAGAAGTTCAGGATGAAAAATATGAACTACTATTTGGCGATGGAATTATTGGAAAGAAATTAGAAAATGATCAGGTCATAACAGTAGAATACTTAGTTACTGATGGTGTAGATGGTAATGGTCCAGAAGTATTTTCATTTTCTGGAGTCATCCTCGATGATGGAGGAATAAACCCAAACCCAATCACAACTGCGGTTCCTGTCACAGTAGAAACTGTTTCTTCGGCAAAGAATGGTTCTGAAATTGAATCGATAGAATCGATCAAATACTATGCACCAAAAATATATTCTAGTCAAAATAGAGCAGTAACTGGTAGAGATTATGAATCTATTGTAAGGAGAATATATCCAGATACCGAGTCAGTTTCTGTTGTGGGTGGAGAAGAATTAGATCCACCACAATTTGGAACTGTTCAAATTTCAATCAAACCTAAAAACGGAGATTTTGTCTCAGATTTTAATAAAACAAGAATACTTTCACAATTAAAACAATATTCTGTTTCCGGAATTAATCAGAAAATAGTTGATCTGAAAGTTCTATATGTAGAATTAAATTCGTTTGTCTATTATGATGACTCTAAAGTTTCGACAGCAGATTCATTGAAATCGAAAGTTTCAAATTCTATTAGTACATATTCTAATAGTGTAGATGTGAATAAATTTGGAGGAAGATTTAAATATAGTAAAATGTTGAGATTAATTGATAATGTAGATACTGCTATTACTTCCAACATTACTAGAGTTACAATTAGAAGAAATTTAGTTGCACTTATAAATCAACCTGCCCAATATGAATTATGCTTCGGAAATCAGTTTCATGTAAATTCTGAGGGATTCAATATTAAATCAACGGCATTTAAAATTTCTGGAGAATCCAGTACAGTATATTTGACAGATATTCCAAATTCAGATCGAAAAACTGGAATATTGTCATTAGTAACGAATGTAAAGGACACTGAGGGTTCTATAAGAATTATCTCGGAAAATGCAGGTTCTGTTGACTATGTTAAGGGAGAAATTACTTTAAATACCTTAAATATTGTATCGACATTAAGACCCAATAATGTTATAGAAATACAAGCGTTTCCAGAGTCTAATGATGTTGTGGGTTTAAGAGACCTTTATCTTCAATTAGACACTTCCAAAACTAAAATAAATATGTTAAAAGATGTGATTTCTTCTGGTGATGAAATATCTGGAACAGTATTTAATAGGGATTACTACACATCAAGTTATTCAAACGGAAGTTTAATCAGAGAGTAATATGATACATACTGGATTTGAATCTAGAGTAAAAGTACAAGATATTTTAATTAATCAACTGCCAGATTTTATCATGGCAGAGAGTCCAAAGACTCTTGATTTTCTTAAGCAATATTATATTTCTCAAGAATTTCAAGGTGCTCCGACAAATATTGTTGAAAATTTAGATCAATATTTAAAATTAGATAATTTAACTCCAGATGTAATTGTCGGATCTACCGAATTGTCATTTGATATTGAATCCGATTCTTCAGTAATATATGTTTCCAGCACCAGTGGATTTCCAGAAAAATATGGTTTATTGAAAATTGATGATGAGATTATTACATACACTGGAAAAGATGATTTATCTTTTACTGGATGTGTTCGTGGATTCTCGGGGATTACTAGTTATCATGCAGAATTAGATGAAGAAGAGTTAGTATTCTCCTCTTCAACTGCTAGTTCTCATAGTGGAGGTGTCAGTGTTGAAAACTTAAGTTCATTATTTCTCAAAGAGTTTTATAGAAAACTAAAATATACTTTTGCTCCAGGATTTGAAGAAAGGCAATTTGTATCTGATCTAGATGCAGGGAATTTTATAAAACAGGCTAAAAATTTCTATGAGTCAAAGGGAACAGAAAATTCTTTCGAAATTTTGTTCAGAATTTTATTTGGAGAAGATCCGAAAGTCATCAACTTAGAAGAAAGACTTTTAAAACCATCTTCTGCAGAATTTATTAGACGTGAGATTGTTATTGCAGAGGCAATAACTGGAAATCCTTTAAATCTTATTGGTCAAACAATATTTAAGAGTGATGATGCGGATACGAATGCCTCAATATCAGAGGTAGATATCTTTACAAGAAAAGGAGTAGAATATTATAAGTTAGCACTATTTGTTGGATATTCTGAGTCAAGTGCAATTCAAGGAACATTTGAAATTACACCTAATACAAAAAGTTTTGATGAGGTGACTCCTGGATCTACTGTAATTACAGTAGACTCTACAATTGGATTCAGTGAAAGTGGAACTATTCAATCTGGAAATAATGTAATCACATATACTGAGAAAAATATTAATCAATTTTTAGGTTGTAATGGAATATCCGAAACGATTAATAAAACTGATAATATCTTTTCTCAGGAAAAAATTTATTTTGGATATGAGAATGGAGAAACAGATAAACTAGTTCAGTTGAGATTGACTGGTATTATTTCAGATTTTAAACAAAAATCAAGTTCTGTTTTTGCATCTGAAGGTCAAATTTTAACTGTAAGAAATATTGGAGATAAAATAGAAAATTTTGGTCCTGGTGAAGAAAAAACTTACAAGCAAATATTTGCAAACTCATGGATTTATAATTCAAGTTCTTCAATAGAAATTGATTCTTTCTCAGGATCTACTATAACTCTGAAAAAATCGGTAGATAGATCACAACTAAAAAAAGGAGATCAAGTTGAAATAATTGATAGATCAACTAATAGTGTTGTATATCCAACAACGGATGATATTCCTTATGTAAAACAATCAATATCTTTCGGATCAAAAACTGTTATCCTTGAAAATTTTTCTTTTATTCCAGGAGCAAACACATTATATTCCTTAAGAAGAAGAATCAATAAATCCAACAGTGAATATACAGAATTTAAGTATGGTAATGATACCATAATTTCTGATATTCAGAATTTGTATAGTGATGGTGATTTTGCATATGTTGCATCAAATTCTCTTCCCTCTGCTGGAGTTGCGTATACAGATTTCACTCACAACATTAAAATTTCTCTAAATGAATCGATTTTAAATCTTGATCCCAATTCACCTGCAGGACAACTTACAGATTTTGATGTTGATGGATTTACTACTATTTCTTTTGACAAAGATGTAGATTTTGTTACTGGAGACAGAATTTATTATCAACCAACTCAAAATGAAACCTTAGGAGGATTGGAAGTTGGATTTTATTATGTTGAAGTTTTGGCAAATCGCAAAAATATAAAATTATATTCAGCATCTTCTTCTGTTGGCAAATCTTCTAATGTTTTGAAGATATCCAATCCATTGACAGAATTGTCATCTCACATATTTACAATAGATTCTCAAAATAATAGATTATTAAATTCTCAAAATATTTTAAAGAAGTTCCCATTGTATCAAAATATTGAAAATGGAACCAATGAAGATACTTTGCCAGGATCGACTGGAATGTTGATAAATGGTGTTGAAATTTTAAATTATAAAACAACTGATATAATTTACTATGGACCTATTGATAGTGTATCAGTCCTAAACAGTGGAAGTGGATATGATGTCATAAATCCTCCACAAATAGAAATATCTTCTGGATTGGGTAGTACTGCTTTAGTAAACCCAATTTTGAGTGGGACAATAACTGAAATATTTGTAGATCAACAAGAATTTGACATTGATGAAGTTTTATCAGTAAATGTATCTGGTGGTAATGTATCTGGAGGAAAATTTGAGCCTATTGTAACAACAAGAAAAAGAGAAATTCTTTTTGATGCTAGATCTACAAGTAATGGTGGAGGAATAAGTACAACAACTTCACAGTTAACTTTCCTAAAAAATCATAATTTATCTGATGGTGATGAAGTATTTTATAATAATAATGACAATCCAAATGTAAGTATAGGAATTGGATTGTCTTCATTGACTAATCAATCTTCATATTTCATTGCGGTAGATAATAATACCACTATCAGATTGTTTGATTCATATGATAATTATCTGGTTAATAATCCAATTTCATTTGCAACGACTAGTCTTAGTGGAACTCATAAGTTTACCACAGGAAATTTCAGAAAAACTGTTTCTGAAATTAAAGTTGTTGATGGAGGATCCTTAACTAATAGAGAACTTTATGTAAAATCGTCAGGAATATCTACGACAAATAATTTAGTTAATTTCAAAAATCATGGATTTAAGAGTGGTGAACTTGTAGAGTATGCTGGAGCTCAAGATTCATCTCAACAAATAAAAGTAGGTGGAATTGCAGGAAAATTCTTTAACGGAACTTCTTGGAGATCTGTTATATCAACAGGTAATATAGGAACAATACCTCTTACTACTGATAATGATAGTAGTAATGTGACGGGATCTGCTGGAATGCCGGATGCCTCTTATAGATTTG